GATGCCGTCGTAGCCTTGCTTGCGAGCACGAGTGCTTACTTCTTTAGTTAAACCGCCTTTATCTTCGTAAGCCTTTTCCATTATGGCTTCGGCTTTTTCTGTAGACACGCCGAGCGCTTCTAATAAAGCAACACCTGGATCTTTAGCTCTGTTATTAGTATGGATAATTAAAGGGTTTCGCAAGTCCGCAAAAACAGGCAAAACATTACCGGTTGGAATTCCTTCTCCAGTTTTTTGAGCTTGTCGCAAAGGAGCAGTTATGTGCTCATTGCCGGTTTTTTCTAAAGCATCTATTACTTCTGGGGTTGGTATGCCCGCATAATTATTTGAAATATCTGTTTGTGGGGTTAAGTAAACTCCTTCGCCCAAAGAACCTTCTTTGCTAACTTTAAACTGCGCAATACCTTTGCCTTGATTAGTTTCAGTTGTGCCATGATAAAGCGGGATCATGCGTCCGTTATCGTCTCTTACCTTTGATTCTTTAAAGTGCGCTTCAAATTCCGCCGTATCTGGAATTGCAGGGGCATTAGATGGTAGCTGTGTCCCTGGCTTTTGGTTTTGCGCAGCTTCTAAACGTTTTAGTTCGTTTAAATAAACATCTGCGGCTTCTTTACCTACAGTATATTCTAAATTCTGCGCTGTTTGTAAATTAGCCCTACTAATTTCACCTTTAAAATCATCCCGTGCAGACTGAATTATCGGAGCATTTTCCCTAGTCTTTATAAATGCTTCTTCTTCAGCAACTAAAGCTTGATATTCTTTACCTTTTTTAGAATTAGCTAGTGGTATTCTGCCAGTCTTAGTTAATAAAGCCGTTTTTTTGTCTTGAAACTCTTGAAGTTTTGCTTCTGCTTCCGCTCTTGTTAATGCACCCTGCTGTGATCCTTCTCCCACTCCAGATGTATCAGTAAGTCCTTTATCTCCACCCACGCTTCCAGGGGGAGGTGTTGTAGTTCCTGCGGCGGACTCGCCGGCTTCTTGTTGCTCAGATATAGGAACGCCTGACTTAGTTCTTCCGGTGTCAGTTCCAGTGTCAGTGTCTCGCTCATCTGTTTTGCCTTCTTTCTGTATCCGTATCATGTTATCAACGATTGCGCCAATTTGCTCGTCTGTTGGAGTTTCTCCTCTGGCTTCCAAATCGTTTCGTACTGTATTGGCTAATTCGGCACGTTCTTTTTTGCTGAAATATTCTTTACCACCTTGAATGCCCGCACCTAAACCGCCGCCGACTATGGCGCCTTCAAGCATGTTTTGAGCTAACTCTGCAGCATCAACGCCTTTTTGAGTTCCTGCTGTACCACCAAGATAACCAGCACCTTCTTCAAGAGCTTCTGTGCCGGATTGTACCGCCGTTTCTTTACCAATTCTACGTGCACCTGTAGACGCTTCAGCACCAAGTTTACCTTTAAACAAGCCTTTAGTAGCAAATCTCTCAAGCGTAGTTTCTATAACAGCTGCACCTGTAGCCGCAGTAATGTCAGCAATAGTTACGTCTTCTAATTTTTTGTTATCGTTTTTAATGCGGTCGTTAAGAATCTCATTAGTTCTTGCCACTAAATAAGCTGGAGCTGCCATAGCCGCCGCTGCCATATCCGGAGCCGAAGCAATAACTCGTTCTGCAATAAAAGGAACAAGTAATAATGGTTTACCAGGAATTTCACCTAACTGAGTAGAAGGCGCATAGCCAATGTCTTTACCATAATTACGTAAGGTATCTGCCCACTGGAACATAGGCTCTAACTGACGCTCGTTTTTAATTTGCTCTGGAGTTAGGTTTGTTAAAGGCACTGCTGTTTCTAACTTATCGCCAAGGTTTTCTGCAACACGAGCAACGGCTTCTACGCCTTCACCGGCTAAACTAGACGCACGGGCAACAAGCCCCATAAATGGATTAGCAGTTTTATTTTCTTGAGCAGGCTCGGCCACAAACCTGCCTAAACTATCGGGCTGCGGTCCACTTACACCAAACCTATTACGAATAGCAGCTTGAGTTGCCTGATTAGCTTCGGTGTAATTTTTATCTTGACCCGAATACTTATTAAAAATAGCTTCTTTAGTTGCTTCGTTTGCGTTTACGTAGTTAGGATCATTTAAAATCGTTAACAAATCTGCCATTTTTATCCGCCAAGTAATGGGTTTTTAGTGTCTACTTGCCCTTTTGCTCCACCACCGCTAGCCCCTGCAGTTTGTTGTCCACCGCCAAGCCTTTTAACAATATTTTGATATATCTGTATTTTTTGTTCTTCAAGTTTTTTTCTGTCTTTTGGATCAAGTTCAGTGTTTTGCAATTTTAAGTTAATAAGTTCAGTCTCGGCGGCAAACGCTTTTTCAATTTGTCCTTGGATAGTAGTATCAGCAGTTTTGTTTGATGCTGTGCTATACGCTGCTATTACTTCTGTCATTGTCGGCTCACGCCCAAGTTTAGTTCTAAGTTCCTCACGAACAGCTTCTTTTTCTTTTGCAACCAAGTCGTAAGGAGCTTTGTGACTAGCAGCATTAATACTTGCGGCACCAAGCGTAGCTGCGTTATTACCTTGAGCAATCTTAAGTTGGTTTTGCAATGTTTGGGCGTTGTCAAAGTGTTTGTTAGCTGCCTCAATATCTCCAGCGGCTCTTGCACGTACACCAGCTTCGTACTCTGCACCAGCTTTAGCAGTAGCCGATTTAAGCTCGTCAATAGTTTTAATATTAGCAGCCTTCTCACCAAGGTATCCAGTAGCAGCGCTACCAAGTTGACCGAATGTGTTTTTACCACCAGTCGGTTGTGTAAGGGACAAGAACGCTTTAGCTCTAGCCATACGCTCTAACTGATCTTCTTTGCCAGCAATACCAGCTTGTTGTGCTTCTATTGAAGCTTGATATGCTTTACCTTTTTCACCAACAACATCAGGGTTAACACCTAACATGCGCATCATGTCTTGTTGTTCTTTTACGTAGTCGGCACGGGTCTTTTCTTTAGTCGCTTCTTTGTCAATAGCTTTTTGGGCCACTTTAGCTGGAGCTTTATTTGCAGCGTCTTGTGCAGCAGCATCTTTTTCAGCCTGTATACGCTGTTGGTCTACTAAACTATCACCTTCACCAGCAAAGGCAACAATGCCACCGCCAGCCATTCTGCTACCCATGTTGTTAAACATATCACCACCGCCTTGAGCAATACCGCTCATCCTATCTGTTGGCATAGGGGGTTGTTGTGGGGGAGGCGCAGCTTGGGCCATCATCTGACCTGCTTGTGGGTTACTTCTAACGTATTGGTTATTAATCAAAGCACTATCAAATGTATTGTGCTCGTCTGGAGTAATGCCCGGTAAACCTTTAACTATATTTAGCTGCTTATCATCCATGCGGCCAGCCAGGGACTCAAGTTGAGGTTCGTTAACAAGCGTACCATATCTATAGCCGGGGACTTCTGCAATACCACCCGAGCGCATCTTTTTAATATCATCAACCGAGCCACCTTCACGAGCAGGTTTGCCACCGTATAAAGAACCAGCAGCGCCGAGTAAGCCCGTAGCCTGCATACCAAAACTTGGTTGCGCTTGATAAGAAGCTGTAGTTGTAGACTGCATTGGTAAACCACGCAACATAGAGTTAAGAACACCCAACTGCATGTATGGATATTGTTGTGCTGTAGCGTAGTTTTGAATCGCTTGATTCATAATCTGCTGTTGTTGAGCTTGTTGCTGACCGCCCATTGTATTTTGCAAATTAGCAATGCCTGTTTGAGCGTTAAGCTGTTGACCACCAATATTAGCTAAATTTTGAGCAGCGGTATTTGCCATACCATAACCAGCTTGTTGTGCGCCGACACCCTGTAAACCGGTTTGTGCGCCTTGTAAACCCATGCCATAACCTTGCATAGCTTGAGATCCTGCTTGGCCAACACCTTGTAAACCCATACCGTAGCCAGATAGGGCTTGTTGATTTCCAGCTAAAGCTGCTTGATTAGCAGCGTTCATTTGTTGCTGAGCTTGATTAAATGCTGTGTTGTATCCTTGACCAATAATTTGATTCTGAGCCAACATTTGGTTTTGTTGGTTTAAAGAATTTGCTAATGCAGAACGTGACCCACCAAAAGCACCAGCAGATGTAGCAGCGCCTTGCTGTTGTTGACCAGCTATACCGTACTGTTGGTTGGCTAGTTGTAGCGCTGGGTTTAACGAGTTTTGTAAATACGGGTTCATGTAAGCGCCGACAGCGCTTGGGTCCGTAGACATTTGCCCTAAAGATTGCCCAATAGCAGCACCTTGTTGACCTTGCATTGCACCAGCGTTACCGTACGCATTTGACTGTCTTGCATATTGTTGTCCAGCCTGAGCTCCTAAATTACCGTACTGCTGGCCTTGTTGACCATACGCACTTGCTTGACCTGTAGTACCTAAAGCGCCTCTTCCCGCAATTCCGGCCATCTGGCTAGCAGCACCGTATTGTCCTGGCACTCGCATATTAGCAGCCGATGATTGTGCTTGTTGTTGCAGTGGAGAGAATCCTGCAACGTAATCTTCTGGGTTATCACTATAAGGTCTATACGGATTAAACCCGGTCATGTCCTTGTTGTAGACTTGCGCTTGTGCAGCGTTCATCATATTTTCTACATAAGGCTTTGCATACTCAGGAATATTAGTATTGTATGAAGTTGTTTGGCTAGGTTGACCGCCACCGCCACTGGGGCCGGAATCTCTAAGGACGCCACCATCGGCTAATGCAAATCGTTTGTGTCTTAAAATGCTCATTTTTTAGTCCTTAAAAAACTTTTGGTACGAAACGCTTTGTACTTCATATCCGTACTTTTTAACATGTTTTCCCCAACCGGGACGCCCAATTAATTCAATTCCTGCGCACTGCGTATCTTTAGCAAATCTATCTAATACGTCGTACATTTTGTCTTCTACATACTGCATGTGATTAGCTTCTCCGGCACAATATTGGATAACTAACATTTTACACTGCGGGTATTGCTTTACTTCTGTTATTACATGCCCATAAGCTTTTTGCTCTTCAGGGGAAAAAACCATCCACAACTGCATATGGCCGTTAAGGATAAAACGCACTATATCGTCAACTGTAGACCTACCTCTAGTCCTCAATTCAGATTCTTTAAAGTATGGGTATAAAGCCCCTACAGTCTCGCTTATCTTTCCGACTGGTACTAAAGAGATTTCTAAGTTCATTTAGGTAGATATTTCCCCGGTTTAACTTGCGGAGCTTGTTTCTTTTTGCCCGTTCTTGCGTTTCTTATTTTATCCATCATTGCATAAAGTTGCTTAGCACCGGCCTCAGTAGAGCCATTACCTAAATGAGATACCACATCTGCAGGTACTACAAATTCACCGTCGGCGAGGCGAGCTGGTTGGCGTTTACCAATCTGAGCTGGGATAGAATCAGACATGCCATCACCAGGGCCTTTAAGTAACCGACCGCCATCTGAGTAACCGCCTAATCCAGAAATACTGCCACCCATAGCGTAATGTAAATCTTGAGGCATCAAACCACCGCCAGCAGCGCCTGCGCCAACAGCATTAATCACCCACGGGTCAAAGTTATTTGCTGCATCTTGTTCAGCTTTTAATTCGGCTTGCACAGCAGCATATTGAGGCGAGCCTGCCATACCTTTAGGGTCAATAGCGTATCCAGTGCTGTTAGGCATTGCGCTTCTTGTAGGGATTGGGATCCCGCCGTATGCTTGTGCCATAGACGGATCAAATGGGGTTTGAGCATAATTAGCATAATTAGCGTAGTTTGGACGATACACTTGTGGCGCAGCTGATTGGCTTGGTTGAAAATTACCTGTAGTAGAAGGTTGCGTTTGTGCTTGCGCTACTGCTTTTTGAACATCGCCCCCAAAAGCCATACCAATTATGCCGCCACTAGCTTCAGACTCAATATCACCGAGTTGTTTAGCTTCTTTAAGGGCTACTACATCTTTGCCCATTCCTGCTTTTTTAGAACGTTTTTTAAAGTTATACAGCGCTGCATTGTAAGCATCTAGGTCACGAGTGTTTGGATCGGTGTCGGTGTATATGCCAGGGTCAGCGCCAGAAGTTCGTGATAAAGTTACCGGCTCTTGAGTAGTAGCGGCGTTGTAAGCGTTAGCGGCGTCTACTAAACTACCTGTTTTACCTGCATAAGAAGTAATGCCACCAGAAGCCATATGGTTTGTAGGCTCGCCAGTTAATGGGTTTGTCTCTGGGTCATAGCTAGCTAAAGTAGCTTGCATACTCATCGGGGTTTGTGGTGACGACGCATATTGCGTGTGGTCAATCTGGCTGCCTGGATACATACCACCAGAAGTAAAGTTTTTATCTTGGGTTACACCGCCAATAGCCATACGTTGTGCACCGGGTTGATACGGATTTTTAGTGTAGTCGGTGTACTTTGCTTGGTACGCTGGGTTTGGCCGTTCTGGGAATGAACCTTGGAAGTTAGGGGACAAACTCTTTAAACTAAACGGATTTTGTTGCTGCTGACCGCCAGGCATTGTTGGGTTATTAAATGCACCCGTTAAAACTGGAGCCGCTGCCATACCAATATTGCTGACGTTATTAGCTAAAAAAGCTCCTGGAGCTGCGCTTGCTGCTTTTAACCCAGAACCCATAAGACTAGCGTTAGAAGGGGCAGCACCAAACGAATTAGTAAACGCCTGACCATAAGCATTTGCCGCTTCTGGGGTAATTGTTCCGTTAGCTACGCCTTGTGATAAAGCTTGTGGAGTCATTTTTGGAACGCTATTTAAACCAGGATCTAATGCGCTTGTACCTGCTTCTGTAGCACTTGCTAGTCCTGCTTCTCCAGCTGTTGCAGCTCCTGCACTCATTAACCCACTAGCCAAATTAGCACCGCCATAAGCACCAATACCTGCCATAATGCCTTGCTTTAAACTGCCTGTAACAGCGTAGTCGGCGGCACCAATACCACCAGCGGCAAGTGCAGAGTAAGCTTCTAGAGACATTCCACCAGTTTCAGGAGCCAAGGCAACAGCCGCAGCGCCAGCAAGCATAGGCAAAATACCGCTTAAAAATCCTGCTTCGGCAAGACCTGTTTCTGGGTTAATAGTTAAGCTACCACCATGAGCTTTAGCCATAGTCTGCAAACCACGAACTTCATCCTTAGTCATGTGAACTAATTCGGTGTCGCTTCCACGACCTTGTCTTTTTAAGTGTTCTGCAGCTAATTTTAGGCTCATAGAGGCCCCTTACAGGTTGATTTTGTTAATTTTATCATATTAAACCGTTGTTCCACTAGCGTTTTTCCACACCGTACCGTTCCACCAAATGGGAATTCCTAAGGTAGTATCAAAAAATATCTGCCCAACTAGTAGGTTTTCAATAGGTCTATTTGCAGTAGTGTTATTAACCGGGATTGACGTTGCTTGGTTATAGTTATCTAGCTGGTTAAAATACAGACGCATAATGTTATTTACTTCGTCTTGGTACGTTTGACTGTACTCTACCGGAGCAATTAATAAATTAGGAGATTTTGGGTAGCGTAAAGTACCAATCTTATTATCTGTATTTGCCATTATCTTCTACCATCAGGTCTAATATCAATGCGTGGACTACCTAGTTGCCAAGCTACATCTTTTTCTGTAGATTCAATTCTAAATGCCATTTGACGAGCACGAAGGCGGGTATATACCTGCCCGGTAAATTGCTGGATTGTGTATTCTGGAGCAACCGTATAGTTTTGTGCCGACTGCACTTGAGGGCTATCTGCTTGACCGTATGGAGTACCTGAGTTTTGGCGAGGTCTAACTGTCATAGTAACTTTTGGCTCGTTCCCAATTGACCCGTTAAAATTGACGTCAGGTAATATTCTCCAAACAAATCCAAAGTTATGCCCATCCCCAATGTCAAAATCAGAGCTTTGTATATAAGAGTAAATTGGCTGCGGACTTGTTGTTGCTGCATCATTGCAACCATTCTCATGGTAAATCAGTCTTTTATTGTAGTCGGCGGCAATAGGGTATTGGACAATACCGGTTTGGAACCAAGCAGAACGATTCATGTTACCGTAGTACCAGACTCTATCTAAGTAGTTATATATAACGTATTTGTCTACTACAGTATTGTTGCTTGATTGACTTACATAGAACCACCAAACTTCGTTAAAAGCGGCGTTTGCCCCAGCAAATACTTGGTATGCTTGGTCTTGATTAATGTCTGCATAAATGTATTGACGTAGCGAGCAAGGTAAGGTTTCTACTCGTCCAGAATACATATAGAAACGGTCAACACCCATCCAATAAGTTATATTATTAACCGTAATCATAGCATTGGGAGATATTACAGAGATGTTATCCATAAGCATTTGGAAACCCCAAACATACGGAGGTCCAAGATACTGCATAGAATATATCGCCGAGTCACTCCAAACTAAAATTTCTTGGCGAGTTGACCGTGCCCCAATAATATAAGAGCCATTGGTTAAAAGATATTCACCAGATTGGTTTGTAGTTGTTGGAACCCATTGATATGCATTTGCTTGGTCTGCCCAACGAACTAACATTGGGTCAAATGCGGAGTTACTTACTAATTTACCGTTAACTGTAGCGGTTGCGGCTCCAGGGGTGTATGGGTTAGCTCCAAAAGCAATAACAAACTCTTGCACTTCAGAAGTAAGAACTTGATTAGTCTTAGTCGGTATATATCCACCAGCGTAAGAGAAGTTATAGCTTCCGGCATTTACACCTGTAGTAGCGTTAGTAATAGGAACTGTAGTAGCCCCGGTAACATAGCTTGACCCTACTTGTGTCCCTACGGGAATGTTTGTGCCTGATATAACCATAAACGGATAAATATAAGGGGCAGTCCCTGCAGGAATAGTAATGGAGCTAACACCACTAGTAAACGTAGCGGTTGAAGTAAATGCTGTAGTAGTATTAGCCACCGCACTTAAATAGGTAGCATTTGTACTTACCCCATTAGCATCTTGCCAGTAGAATATCGGCCCACCACGAGGAGCTAAAACAAGGTCGGTGCCATAGTTATCGTTAGTCCAAAGACGTAGCTGCTGACCAATACCAACGTTGTATGCAGAACCCCATGCGCCACGAGACCAAGGACCAGCGCCCCAGCCATTACCTGTAACATAAACGTCAAGTCCAGCAGGGTAGTAGTATGCAATTGTAACCGTACCACCACCAGAACCTGTAACAGGCACAGGATAAGCAATTGTGTATTGGGTTGCAGAAAGTACAGAAACCACAGTGTACTGCCCAGAAATAGTTACACCGCTACCATAATAACCACCCCAGCCATTAGCAGACCAAGGGTCTTCGCCCCAGCCAGCACCCGCTCCTACAGGGGCAGAGCTAGTAATATATATGGTGTCCCCAGCATTTGGGCTATAAGATGCATCTGTAACAGTAACTATATTAGTGCCGTTCCCAGTAAATGGGTTAGTTAAAGTATCTGTTTGGACTATTGGGGTAATGTTGTAATAAATACCGCCTTGGTAAATAAAGTAACCGCTGTTTGTACCTAAACCAATATAAATATTGCCGCTTCCTAAATCCCCGTCAGCCCATACCCATAATGAACGGCAAACACCGCTATACTGGCTATTAGATATTTGCTGCCAACCACCAATTTTCTCAGGAAAACCAGAACGGAAACGAATTTTGTCGCCATCATACCAACCCCCTTCGTTGGAGTAGTCAGTACCTTCACGGTTTAATCCTGGTCGAAACTGTAGTTTTTGTAACGGCATGGTTTACCCTAGTATAGACATTGCTTTGGCAATTTTGGCTTTACGGTCATCAAGCCCGATTAGGCCGCCGTTAATACGTTTTGTTATTGTCTCATAATCCTTAGCATCAGCCAAGGCGTTTAATCCTTTTTTGTTCCAGAACCATCCTGCGGAAAGGCAAGCGTATCGTGGATCTAACAATAACTCAGGGTCAGCAAGAAGATCAGCGCCAATACCAGATCCGCAGTGTTCATAGTTTTCTTTCCCTGTAAGCTGGATAAGTCCCCTACCTAAATATTTAGCAGCCTCTTCTTCACTAGTGTTACCCAATCGTCCGTTGTAAACCTTACTTGCAATTTTGGCTGGTTGACGTGCATATTGGTCAGCAACTTCTTTAGTTGGAAAACGGCTAGGCCAAGTTTTCATTAACCCCTCGGCGCTGTAGTTAAGGTTTTCTTGTAAGATTTTAAAATTACCAGACTCATGAGCACACTGACCAATAAACGATGCTTGACGGATAGGTGTTGTAATGTCATATTTAGCAAACGCCTCTTCTAAAGGTCCAAGCCACTTGTGGTCAATACCTAGTTTATCTAGTTGGTCATACGTCATTCTTTCTTTTCCTTAGCTTTCATATCCATAATTTTTTCTAGAGTACGTCCGCCAAAGTAAAAAGACATAATTAACATACCCCATTGGCCTAGCAATTCCACATAAGTTTTGTTAGTATCTAGGTCAAAGGCCGACATCATGGCAAATACAAAATAACCTATAAGGATAGCAATCAATGTCATGGGACGAATGTTTTTCGATAGCCAACTATCTGAGCTCATATCTGCTTCTTGTCGCTTGGTCAGTTCTTGAGCTTCTGCTGTGTCTGCCTGTAACTCTGCTAATCGGCCTTGCTGTTGCAGCTCTATTAATTTTGCTTGCGCCTCTGCTTTTGCAGCTGGGTCGGGGATAACCTTGTCTAGGATTTTCATCCCAACGCCAATAATGTCGTCTATACCAAACATATTATTTCTTTCTAAAACTGTTTATAACCCCAAGTAAGGTACCAGGCAATGACCGCAGCCACTGCAAAGCAATAGAACTGTACTCTTTTAACTGCTTTATAGTCGTGTTGAAAATCTTCATTATTTTTACGCTCCATATCGTCTATATCCAATTTAATTTTTAGCACTGCTTCCCATTCTTTAGCGCCATACTTTTTTACAAAATCTATTTTTAGTTTTGCTTCTTGGTCGCTAATTTGCTTTTTATGGTTCCAGTCCCTCAATGCTTTAATTAATGCCGTTTCTTTTTTAAACTCTATTTCTCTAACCGCTCGGCGTCTTTCCGTTGCTCTCTTTTGCGCTACTTCAAAGCTTTCATTTTGTATATCTTCAATACTTTTAGATAGCCCTTTACTAGCCTCCCGACTTGCATCTAGGCTTCCGCTAAGAGTCTTTACTCCTTCGGTTATACCAAACGGGTCGGACATAATTCACTTTTATTTCACCTTCTTTGTCAGTGCGGTTTTAGCCTTAGTAGCTTTAGATGGCAAAGGTCTTGTTTTTCTTACTCGTGGTTTAGGTTCTTCTAAATCTGGTATTTTTGGTTCAAAGTTAACTTTACCGACTTCAACCTCAATCTTTGGCATATAGCCAAGCTTGTCAAATAACCAGCTAATAATAAACATATTAAGCCCCTACCTTTGCTTGAAGTGCTGCAATTTTTGCTGCTTGCGCATCTACTTTTGCATTAAGTTCTTTAATAGCACCTACTAAATAAGCAGTCATATCATTTTGCCAACCAATAGACAATGTACGATCATTAATAAAGGGCTTTTCTTGGTCGTTAGGTACGTGGCTAGAAACTGCATTAGGTATAACTTGTTGTACTTCTTGGGCAATAAAACCTACTGTTGGTTCAGTTGTCTCGTATTTCCATGAATAAGTTACTGGATTTAAAGCATTAATTTTGTTTAACGCACCTGTTAACGGAGTTGGGTTATTTTTTAAACGAGAGTCTGAAACAGAACCCCAATTACCGCCACCTGTTTTATAAGCCCCTCCGTCCCCAGCAAAAATAAACGCATTAATAGCGCTAGAACCTGCGGGGTTTTTAAAATTAAAATTATATTGTTGGTCTGTTAAAGAAGTTGATGAAGTAGCATAATAAATAGAGTTATATAAATTACCAGTAATTGAACTATAAAAATTAACAGATGAACTACTTAAGACCATTGAATTTGTAGTAGTATTCCCACCAAAATAACTTAGATTACTAAAATAATTTAAACCTGAAAATGAATTAGCTGTATTTAACGCTGCTAAATTAGCTGTAGCAGGGCTTTGCGATGCCCAAACACTTCCGTTAGAAACTAACAAATTTCCTGCTGTACCTGAAGTAGATAAACCTGTACCGCCATTACCAACAGCTACTGTACCGTTTAAGTTAACGCTAGGGTTTGCCCCCGTTCCAGTTACAGAAATATTAGTTCCGCCGCTTACAGAAGTTACTGAGCCACCTAAAGACCAAACAAATTGATTGGTTGCACCGTTATAAGTTAAATAAAAAATATCTGATGTTCCAGGTTTTGCAAAGAATTGTGTTACTCCTGGGCTAGACTGATATACCAAAGAGTTTGTAGTACCACCAGCAAGGGCACTAACAGTACCAGTACTCCAGCTAAAACCAGAACCAGGAGTGTAAGTTAATATTGTTGCAGAACCGGCAGAAGGGGGAGCATCAATAAAGTTTGTAGCGCTAGCGCCTGTTTGGTAAGGTATTTTATTTGCTGCGCCGCCACCTAAGCTACCACTAAATACAGGGGCTGTGATTGTGCCGGTAGCGCTGATTGTTCCAGTAATGCTTAAGTTACCCCCAGTAAATCCGGTAATACCAGAGGAAAAGTTTGTGCCATCGCAATACACTAAAGTAGTTAAACCGTTAGCAATAGTAACAGTAGAGCCAGTAGTTGCGCCAATAGTAATAGCAAACCCACCAGTAGTTTGGTTAGATATAATATAAACTTTTTTCACTAGGGGAGCTACAATTGCATTAACCCCTGAGGCAGACCCAGTTACTACGATGACTGCATTTCTAGACTGGTCTGTTGTACCGTTTGCTACCGATAAAGTAGCTCCTGAAGTACCTGAAATAGTTACTTGGGCAACGCCAGCTACAGCATCTTCAATAAGCTGCCAGTTAGTGTTAGTTGTGTCTCCCCAGCTACCAGATTGCTCTCCATTACCTATTTTGGTAAGGGTTAGACTGGTTGTATATGTAGATGCCATGATGTATCCTTATTGATTGTTGTTAATTTGCACCCAGTTTGGGGTTTGATTATCGTTGATTTTAATCCATTCGCTGGTAGTTTGCGAGTCTAATAAACGGATTGCTTCGGTTACTGCACTTATAAACTGGGCATTTATTGCGTTTTGGTCTTGAGAATTGAGGTTTTCGACCAACGATAACAAGAACGAGAAGCCTATGTTAGACGCATCTGCAGGGGTGAAATTCTCCGCAATAGTCAAAGCAAACACCTTACCTGCAACTGACGAGTCAGCTAACCCCGCATTTTCCGCTATGGAGAGCACATAGTCTTGAGCCAAAATGTTAATGTCGCCAATCGTCATAGCCTCGGCAACAAAAGCCGCAAAGCTAGCTTGAAGACTAATAAGGTCGGCAATATTGCTGTTTTCTGATATAGACGCTAGGTACGCAGATACAGTTGTGGGGGCATCTAAAACGCTGGTAATTGACTCGGTTTGAGCTTGAGCCCCGGCAAAATAGACTGTATTTGAATCAGCGGAGTTAAAGTCTTCAGTCATATAAAGCGGTATTGACGTAGAGTTTGCGTCCGCCATAGTAAAGTTTTCAGCTATAGACTGAAGGTACGTAGATAGTACAGAGTTAGCATCGGCAGAATTAAAGTTTTCTGCAATAGTAAGCGAGAACAAACCAGCTTGAGAATTAAAATCATTCGTTGTTACGGCTTCTGTTTGACTTGCTAAATAAGCAGATTGAGTTGCATTGGCATCGGCCATGCCTACATTTTCGGTAACACTAAGGGCGTAGTTATTTATACCTAAAGCGGCAAAGGCTGACTGAGAGAAGGCTGATATACCAAACATAGTCTATCCTTAGTAAGTCGGCAAAGCCGCTGTGGGCGGTGTGAATGTAGTGGTATAACGAGCTAAACCATTGGTAATGCGTAGGTCATCTATATAGCCATTGAAAGATTCATTTCCGTTTGTTGCGTTAGCACCAATATATGGTCGTGTGGCAGAACCTAAATAATTAGTTGAATCTGACCAAATTGAACCAGATTGATTTCCATTAATAAACATTGCAGTGCTGGTTCCAACCCTTGAAATTGCTAGATGAAACCAAGTGCCTGTTGTTACTGCATTTGATGATGTAATTTGAATTGTTGAATTAACATACCAAAGAAGTTTGTTTGTTGATCCTTGAAGAATAATACAAGGATATGCCCCGTTGCTTGGTCTACCGTCATACAGAACCATATCTGTACCTGGAAGCGAATTTACATAAATCCACATTTCAATAGTGAAATCCCCAGTACCAAAAGCGTATAAACTTGAATTTGCAGGATTTGATGTTAAATAGTTTCCAGAACCACCGCCAAAACTCAAACTACCTGTCCCATACTTCTTAACACTTGTGCTTACTTGTGCATTACCTACTGTTTGTAGGTTGTTCTGCATAGCAAGGTCAGGGATGCCAGCGTTAGTAAATCCGGTTAAAAGCGATGTTCCTGATATTGCAGTTAATGGCGCAGTGGGAACGGTAATTGTTGAATTGCCAACACCGTAAACATCTACACCTTTTACAAAACGTACATCAGACATATTGCCTGCCAAATACGAACCACCTGTCCCAACGCAATTATTACCAATAGAAAACTTGCTGTAAGAAGGAATACTGTATCCGTTGGTTGATGTACCAATAGAAGTGCCGTTAACCCAAGCTCTTGTAGTTGAGCCATTATATCCAATGGCTACATGGCACCATTGGTTTGTAGGCACTCCGGTACCAGTTAAATTCCATTCTGTACCGTTTCCTCTACTAAACTGCCAATAAAATGTTCCGCTGTAATTTGCGTAGCATGAAAACAAAATACCGGTTGAGGCGTTCCAATCGTTTGAAGAGCCTTGAACTTGAAAAACAATTGCTTGAGTAGCAGTTTGATATATCCAAAATTCAAAAGTAAATGCAGAGCCGGGTGTAAATTGATTGGTTACTTGTGTTGTGTTATTTAAATAGCTTGTACTACCATCAAAGTATCCACTTCCACCTATTACGCTAGTAGAGTATGGTGCTGTTGGGTTAAATGGTGAGAAGCGTTGGACTGATGGTGAGCCACTTACAGTTAAAGCAAAAGCATTTGAACTATTGTCAATAAAACGATTGCTTTGGCAAGTCAACAAAGTTGTATTTGTAATTGCCGTTAATGGTGTAGTTGGTGGAGTAAATGTTGTTGTATAAACGGCTGTTCCTTTTACTAAACGAACATTAGAAATATAACCTGGAAAAGGGTCTGTGCTACCACCATTAGAACCAATCGCAAAGCCTAAACTGCTATCTCCAAGAGTTGCGCTTGATGATGCAGTACCACCACTAACACCATTGATGTAAATGGTAATGGTTGAGCCATTTCTAACTCCAGCAATATGATTCCAAGCATTAAGTTTTAACCCTATTGATGATACTATGTAATTAGCACCACCATCATAATAAAAGTTCAGACCAGCACCGCTAGTCATATAAAAAATCATCTTTTGAGTTGATGTGCTTCCTTGGTGCAAAATCCTAGCATCAGCCGATGCAGAAGTTGGGTAAGCCCAACATTCCCAAGTAAAGTCACCTGGCAATGACCAAGCTGAATTAGCTGCAAGCGTTAAATAGTTCCCAGCACCGCCAAAATAATTACTCCACAAATTACCATAAGGACTAAAGCTACCCTGTGTAGTATTGCCGTTACGAGTAATAGTAAAGTTATTGGTAGAGCTATCTAAGAATGTATTGTTCTGTGCGCCATTAGTACCATCGCCATTGAGTAACAATGTAACATCGTAGAAGTATGGGTCAGCAGGAGTGTATATTGGCCAAAGATTTTGGCTTTGCAAATAAGCCACTTGCTCAAGCGTCCACACACCACTATACGGAAAAGTGGGTGCTGTTTGGTTAATTATGCCGCCAGGCCAACGTTCGCTCATAATGTAATCATATCCTTAAGAAGTTGGAAACGCAGCAGTTGGTGGCGTAAAGTTAGCTGTATAACGAGCCACTCCATTGGTAATGCGTAGTTCATCTATGTAGCCGTAAAAACCTGAGCTTCCATTATCAGAACCAACAAATAGACTTGGTATGTTGTTGCTTGCTAATGCCGTTGTAGATGAAGCCACAGCTGTTCCATTAACATAAACTGTGTATGTTGCACCATCTTTAACTAAACACATATGCCACCATGTACCAGCTGCGGGAATTGTAACTACTTGATTTATATTGTTAATTGCACCATCACCAACAATCATTTTACCGCCACCTTCATTTGCCCAAACAAAATAAAATTGTCTTGGGTTTCCGCTAACTAATACTTGGGTAAAAGCATTGGTTGTAAAATTAACCCATCCTTCTATAGTCCAGCTACCAACACCAGGATTAAAGGTTGCTGCTGGGCTTGTTAATAGATAATCTCCGCTACCGTCAAACGCAATAGAGCCTGTTCCATATTTCTTAACGCTTGTGTTTACTTGTGCATTGCCCACTGTTTGTAAATCGCTTTGCATAGCAAGGTCAGGGATGCCAGCGTTGGTATATTGAGGCAGTAAAGCAGTGTTGGTTATATTAGCTGGCGGTGCAGTTGGTGGCGTAAAGTTGCTAGTGTATACAACAGAACCAACTACTAGTCTGTATCCCGCCATATACCCATAACACGAGTCGTAGTTACTACTAAAGTTGGTGTAAAACCCAATATAGTTTTCTGATCCAGTTTTAGAGTTGTCATAATATCCAGTTCCAACGCTAACACCATTTAAATAAGCTACAATATTTCCAGACGACCTTGTAATAGCTACGTGGTACCATTGGTTTATAGGCAAAGCGCCAGTAAAAGTTTGATTAAAAGGCCATCCAAAACCAGGACTCATAGCCACACCGAGACCATAAGCGCAGTTCATTCCAACGGCAAGTCCAAAGTACCCGTTATTAGTGCCACCAATATCAATTAAACTTCCGCCACCACCATAAGGGCCGCCAGCTATGGGATAAAACCAAGTCTCAAAAGTAAAATTAGTATTACCGCCTACTTGGGCAGCGCTGCTGGTAAAGTTTAAATAGCTACTGGCAGAAAAATATGCGCTTCCACCGTTGGTTGTTGTGCTGTACGCAGAGGTTGGGTTGAAAGGGGACAGGGGTAATACTTGTGGTGTACCGTTTGCTGTAATCGTAAAGTTATTAGAGCTGCTGTCTTTAAAACGGTTTGATTGGCAAGTTAATAGGCTTGTACCACTTATAGCAGTCAACGGCGTTGTACTTGGTGTAAAGTTACTTGTGTAAACCGCTGTGCCTTTAACAAATCTAATATTTGATATATAGCCAGGGAAATTACTAGAATTCCCACTATCGTAGCCATCTGAACCAATCATTGGTCTGTTAGCAGCGCAAATATAATTTCCAGAATCTGAATAAGTTCCAGAAGCAATACCATTTATATAAACAGTTGTAGTTCCTGAGTTTTTTACAAGTGCTACATGAGTCCATCCATTAAGAGCTACAGCAACAGAACTTGTTAACACAGCAGAAGCATATTGCCAAAGTTGCACTTGATTTGACGAATTAAGTCGCATTCTTAATCCAGTTGTAGCTCCTGAGCCACTTGGCAAAGTATCAAATACAAATGGTGTTCCACCGCCAGTAGTTAAATATACCCATGCTTCTACAGTCCAATTTCCAGTACCCATAGCACAAGCAGTATTTGCGCCCACCGCATATATGTAATTTCCAGAGCTACCATTAAAGTAATTACTCCAGTTACTACCATAAGGATTAAAGCTACCTTGGGTTAAATTACCATTACGATTTAATGTGATGTTGTTGGTAGAGGAGTCTGGAAAAGTATTGTTTTGCGCTCCATTAGTACCGTCACCATTAAGCAGTAATGAATTAGCATAAAAATATGGGTCTCTTGGAGTGTATACGGGCCAATTAGACGCAGCCTGGGCTTGCATCTGTTGTTGTAAAGTAAAAGAACCTGAGTATTGAGTAGCCATAATTAGAACGTAATAGACCCAGAAGAGGTAAATGTATAGACTGTTTGCCCGTTAACTGTGGTTGTTGATGGAGACCCTGTTGTTGAGGCTGCTGGATAAGCACAACGGATAATAACTATGCCAGAACCTCCTGCTGAACCAGGTGTACTTGATCCATTTGTACCACACCCTGCTCCACCACCACCTCCAGTGTTCGCAGTTCCTGCTGTTGATGTATTAGATATTCCGTTTGATGGTCCTGTAGCGCCATCGCCACCACCACCTGCACCGCCCGTTCCTCTTGAACGAGTACTTGTTGCTTGATAACCACCGCCACCACCACCAGCGTAAGTTACTGAAGCGCCAGTAATAGAAGAACTTAAACCTGCTCCGCCATTACCAGCCCCAGAGCTAGTTCCATTACTACCAACTGCTCCAGCGCCACCACCACCTGCACCAATTCTATCTGGAGCGCCATTATCATTATAGGCGTTACCACCAGCGTAGCCTTGACCAGAAGTTCCAGAACCGCCGTTTGATGCGGTAGACCCAGATTCACCACCAGATCCACCACCGCCAGACCCGCCTGAAAGTCCTGTTGGGGTACCATTAGAAGTTAAATTTCCAGCACCGCCACCGCCACCTAACGCTGTTATAGTACTAAATACAGAATTGCCGCCATTGGAACCAGAAGCATTACTTGTACCACCTGCACCACCAGCGCCTACAGTAACTGTATATGTTGATCCTTTAGATACATTTAAACTGCCAGTTAAAAATCCACCGCCACCGCCACCGCCACCATTACGTGATCCACCACCGCCACCACCAGCAACAACTAAATAGTCAACGGTTGGTAATAAAGGATTGTAACTAGCGGTTATGAAGCCACCAAGGTAACGCTGAGACATTGCGCTATCCTTAAGTTATTGCTTCAAATGTAGCCGTAAACGTTAAAGCGCTTGCTGTGCTTGATGTTACAGCTACTGATTGAAATTCTGTGATATAGAAGTCGGTAGTTTTATCGGTAATAATTAATGTTGCTCCGGCAGGTACAGAAATTTGATATGCAAGATAACTAATAACACTAGCTGAACCAAACGTCCCGTTATTACCAATAGCAACAGTTGCAGTAGCTGCAGTAGCCGTAGTATTAGCAACAACAATCCCAGTAATTTTGTTTACTGTGCCAGAGGCTGGTGTTAATCCTGTTAGTGTAGATGCGCCGTTATAAGTCCAACTAGTCGTTGCAGTTGTACCAGAAGGTACTACATAAGCTGTATTACCGTAAATAGAAGTTAGAGCTGCGATATTTGGGTTTGCCATTTTAGAATCCTAGTGTCATTGCGTATGCGATTGCTTGGGCTTTAGTTGCTCCGCCAGAAGGTGTTTGCCATGTTGGAAGTGTACCGGCTCCACCAGAAGTTAATACTTGCCCAGATGAACCAAGGCTAGATACTTGTTGCAAAGCACCAGTAGATGTAGTGCCACCAGCAACAATTGCGTATGGTATAGTAGAAGTTATCCCAGTTCCGCCAGCAGTAACAGGCAAAGTACCTGCAGTTAAAGCTGTTGAGGATGTAGAATATATAGCGTTATTAGCGGCTGCAAAAGAAACTAGCCCTGTACCACCATAAGTAGGTCCTATAACAGTACCGTTCCATACAGCATTACTAATTGCTGCGTTGTTAAAAGTAGCTGTGGTGTTGTTAAAATCGTACGATCCTGGTAGGAAAGAATAGATACCAAATGAGCCTGCAGAAGTAGAAATGTTTGTTGCGCCTAACTGAGTAACACCACCAGAAGGAATGGTTTCAATTGTTGCGCCGGCATTGTTTGTAATTGTTAAAAGGCCAGAAGAGTTGTTTACAAACAAAAAACTTTGTCCAAGCTGCAATGTCGTAGCATCGGGCATTTGAAAAGTATGTGTAGTAGACCCTACTAATATTTGATTTCTTGTTGAAGCTACAGTTAGGACCGTTGTGCCAGCCGAAGCTGTTGTTGCAGTAAAACCCGCTACGTAGTTATTAAAAACTATATTTTGGTTTGCATCACGCAACACCACTGAGCTTGCGCCACTAGAAGCAGTTACGCCAGTACCACCATAAGCTACAGGAATAGTACTGCCATTCCAAGACCCTGATGTGACTGTGCCAAGAGTTGTTACATTACCAGATGCATCTAAATTAACTGACTTTGAAGCAGGATAAGTAACAAATACGTTGACAGTGCCACTAAAAGTAACTGCAGAACCCGAATTACTAGACGATACAATCGTAGTGCGAGTTAGCGTTGGTCCTGTTGTAGAGTACGTGCCGATACCAACTTCCCAATTACCAGAAGCATCGGTTGCCGAATAAAAAGTAGTATTGCCATTACCAACAACGGCAAAAGACTGAAACCCTGCAACAGATCCAGTAAGCGTAAAACTTACGGTGGTGTTAGCAGTGCCAGTCTGTTGGACACGATCATAAACAACAAGAGCCATTTAGGACTCCTTAGCTAGTAGCAGTTGTGGAGTATGTAACGCTTACTGTATCGCCAGCTGTAGTAGACTTTGGAGAGCCAAATGCGCCGGCACTATATAACGTTCCACTAGTGTTACTTTGAGCAGAAGATGCGCCTGAGCCTGTAACTAAGAAACACCCAGTCACGTTACCACCAGAACTAGTAATAGTATAAGTAATGGCTGTTGCAGTTGAAGTTACTATGTTAGAAGGCGAAGCAGTTCCGTTATCTGTTGCTGCAGCAAATACGGCTGTACCACGAACTGCGGAACCACCAACAGTATAGTTAGTAAATTCAGTCCAGCCAGCGTGTGAAGTCATTGTATCTGTTGCGCTGAATGTCGGGCTTGTAGTACCAATCAAACCTAAGAACGGGCCTGTAGTTGTGTAAGTACCAGAAGTACGCAACAAAGTATTAAGCATCAGCTGTTTGCCAACTGCGTTAACTAGGTTAGGGAAAGATTCTGTCCACTTGACGTTGCCATCAGCATCACGACACTCAACATGGTAAACGCCTTCAACGCCAACAGTTTCACCCGTAGCGGCTTGGGCTTGCAATGTAGCGATTGCGCTATCGCCTGATCCTGCTAATTCTTTAAACATAAAAACTCCTTAGTTGGAAAAACGAATGATAGCGTTTGAAGCATCGTCCGTAGGAAAAGTTATTGTAAAACTCGATGTCGGGGTTTTATCAGCCCCAAAATTCAGTACTGCAACCGCTGCGTTTGTGGTGCTATTATATATTAAAGCGCCTCTAGTGGTAAAGTTTGCTGGGTTCCAGGTCACGTTATTAAACGACAGATAAGCGGTGTATTCAGAGCTAGTCGGCGGAATAACCGTTAGGATTTTACCCCCTGCCGTGTACCCCGTACCTACCACTTCCCCCACAGTTGTATAGGCTAGCGTTGTGTTATTTAAGTTGGCGTTGGCTGTATATAGGGCTATTTTATAGGTATAAGGGGTTCCAACCGCAAAGTTCTCTAAAGCACTTAGACAGTTTTGTTTGAATATGGTGCACTGACCTTGGACTATGCTCATGGGTTAACCTGAATTTTAGCTTGGCCATTCCTGTATGCGTCACCCCGCTCCAGACCAGTTCCAAGGCGATTTAACTGCTGCATGGCTTCTTGGTACTTAGTTTCGTAGTAGCCAATCAAATCTTGTTCGCCCTTCATAAACAGCATAGCCTCACGCATAGCGCCATAGAAAAGCACGGGGTCGTAGTTATCCCCAAGCCAGCTTGTACCAGAAGCGTTTGATATTCCTGTTACAGGCACAGAAAACGGTGTGGTATTGGACCCTAATGAAGAGCAAGATAATACATCGCCAACAACATAGAAATTGCCACCAAACTTTAAACTTATTGTAGTAACCACTCCGCCTACAACCACAATGTCTGCTGTAGCGTTTGCCCCTGAACCGCCCGTTAAGGTTACATTTTGGTAAACACCATTAACATACCCAGCTCCGCCGGTTATAGTTCCTAAGGTAGTAATCTGACCTTGCACAATGGTCGGCGGGTAGTAGTAATAATGCATCTCTAACTTGTAGTTAGCGTCTGGTGTAGGGGCTACCATTAATGTCAATTCGTTAACGTTAGATAGCTGGGAGCCAAATAATGCGTAATATGCTGGAGTTCCCCCAGGAGTGCCTTGATATGTACCGCTGGTATTTGTAACGGCTGGATACGCTTCACGTAAAAAATTAACGTCTTTGTTTAAAAGATACCTATACTTATTGTTGGCATCAATTACTGCTAAAGAATAATTAGAAAGCCAATCATCGGGTAGAGAAACGTATTGATTACCAGAAGTAAGATTGCCGGTTACGTTTTTACGCAAAGAAGGTAGTTGAACCGAGTTATATATACGATCTTCAGCCTCCTGCACAAAGACAGGGATATTCGCCACAAACAATACTTCTGTGTTTTCGGTATAGGCTTGGATCGAGTTATATAATGTTTCGTAATTCATTATTCTGTTTCTGACTCAGCTTCTTTTGGTGGTGGCACTTGTGTCTGTACTTGAGCTTGAATTTTTAACATTAAGCCATAAGCTCCACATTTAGTAGGTAATTCCCCAAGCCCAGCTAAAATGCCCTCTACTTCATTTAGCGTCAAATCTAGGTTAATTGGAGTTTTTGGATCTATACTCATGCCATTGGTCCTCGTGATGTAAAGCCTTTAGTTGCAGCGCCAGCGCCACGTTGTTTAATACCAGAAGATTTAACTTCATCATTTTGGCTTTTAAATACTTGGCTACCAACAGATATCTTAATTGCATCTACGCTGTTGCCGGATTTAGTAACGCTATCTTTAGTTGTAGTCATACTCTTGCCGTCCATAGTGTGGGGCGCAGCATACACATCAGCAGAACCTACTTCTTTCCCGCCTTGTTTCATAGAAAATTTAGCCATGATTATCTACCTCTTTGAGCAGCACATTTAGCTAAGTTACGGCCCATAGACTTCATATTAGCGTTAGTTTTACCAACGGTGTTTTTAATTGGACCGTTCATGGTTTTCACTGTAGGACCTGAATCGCCTAAGTTTCTACCTTTTGTTTTGCCTTTGGTTTCAATACCATTAGCGCCTTTTTTAAATGTCATAATTGACTCCTAGTTAACTGTTAGTGTTACTGTACCTACTTGTCCTATTGCAATCAAGTAATTCGGTGTTAATGCCGTATCAAATTGACTTGCTCCACCCACCGGGGTCCAGCCCCACTGAATCTGTCTACTACCGTCTGCAACATACCCCGACTCGTCCATAGAGGTATTGTTCCCATCTTCTGTCTGCAAACCTGTTAGACCTGAAGAATAATAACTTGTATCTGGTCTTGGTTCCCGTATAGCTTGGGGGTCTGAAACTGGGTACATACCTAACTGCAACTGCGGCTGATCTGGATCCCAACAAGTAGGGCAGACCTTAATATTATAAAGCTTTGTCTTTAATACTTGCTTCTTTAATTCCTTAAGCTTGTAGCGCTGACCACACCGGTCGCATTCTGCAATTGCCCATTTACCTGATGCATACTTTTCTGGCATACGTCACCTTAATAGAACAATTGGCGTGGGACATACCTATCCGCAGCTTTATCTCTATCCTCTTGTGAAGCTAATAACCATTGTTGTTCGTACTCTGCCTTAAGTCCTACAACTCTTTGCGGGTCTACTTCTGGCTTTTTCATAGCAATTAAATACGCAAGCCCAGCAACCATACAAGGTATCAGGCGGAACGGAATATCTTGAACATTAACACCATCGCCAGCATCTTGCAACCTGCGCATACGCCAGTAAATAAATGTATAAGGGCCACCACCATCGCCTGTAGGCCAAACATTAACGTTAGGTAAGTTCAGAACAGTGATAGCTTCGGTAGTTGTATGTGCGGCTGCGGTTGTACCATTCTGGGCACGGAAGCAATTTAAAAGCTGTTTAGCTGCAGTATCTACGTTTTGGTAAGAAATAATCTCAGTACCAATCTGAATGAAACCTGTTGTGCCCAGCTCTGCTACAGAAGTTAAAGTTAATGTGGTTGCTGTAGAGCTAACGTTTGCAGCTAGCTTAGCAGTAATAGTGTTTTGCTGACCTGTCTGGCGGTTAATCCAAACCTGAATGGGTCGACCGTTTGCATTCTTAGTCGGTATCGTAGAATAAGTAGACTCAGAAATACGGCTGATATTAATATCAACTTGGGTTTGGTTTGAACCAGTACGGATAACTTGGTCTAAAAGGTCAATAGTATCTACAGGCAGTGCATACATAGCCTGCCCAGTATTAATAGTAATTTGCCCCTGCTCAATAGTCCACAGGTTAATGCCTCGGTTAGCCCACTCAATTGTTAAGAGGTTAAGGCTACGACGGGCAGTACGCATATCATATCCAGAGCGCAGCTCTAACCCAGCACGTTCAAATGCTTCCTCAATTAAATCAGTGAGTTCTAGGTTAAATGACGCTGATCCAGAAGTATATGACATTATTTTTTCTTCGCTGTTTTAGCTGACTTAATAAAATCCGCTTTGCTAGGCGCACCCTTAGACCCAGGCTTACGCATCTTTTCACCAGAGCCAGCCGCAATACGTGCTTGCTTTTTATGGATGTTCTCGTACAAACCGCCCTTGGCGTACATATCCGCCGCAGTTAATGAGCCTGGTTTAGCTAGTAGTTTTTTAGCCATAGCAGAAGCAGTACCGCCTTTAGTAGTAAAAACAGACGATGGTCCCTTACCTACTTTGCCACCCTTGGCAAACTCAGTGAAGTCGGTGTCATCCCTACGCTCTTTCTTTTTAGCCCCGGGCATTTTAGAGGACTTTATATCGCCCATCCCACGAGCGGGTCTCATGCACGGGTCTTTCCACGGATTGCGCAGCCATCAGCACGTTTAGAAGCAGAAGAACGGACTGAACCACCAGCTTTCATGCCTTTAGCTTTTTCAGAAGCTTTAGCCGCTTTCATCCGTGGAGATAAATTCTCGCCAGATTCTTTCATTTTTGCCTGGGTTGCTTTATATCTAGCTTCTTGATCTCTACCTTCTTGACCAATTTGATCCATAGATTTTTTAATAAATGAAGAAACCCCTTCATTTGCTTTAGCTTGACCTCTTGGAAGACTACGCTCTTTTGGCTCTTCTTTAGTTGTTGCAGGGGCTGAACCACCTTTAAATGGTGATGAGCTATTTTTAAATGCGGTCGGGCTGTCTTTAAATGCGGATGATTTAGGGGCAGTTTTTGGCTCTTCTTTAGGGGTCGGCGCTTCTGCTTTAGGTGTTAACTTAGCGGCAGTCTTTTTAGGAACTGCGGGTTCGTCTGAACTGCCTTTTTCCATAGCCGCCATTGCTTTAGCACGAGTTTCATCACTGATGCTTTTGTTTTCACCTTGTTTAGTTTCAAACTCTACTTCAGAGCCATCTTCGCCGTTATATCGCTTCATTTTCTTTTTCATCATTTTTTTCCTTTAGACATACCACCAACACACATTTTAACTTCTTTACCTTTAGTCAAACCTTTTTTAGCAATACCATTAGCAGACTTATGACCAGCAGCAAGACCACCTTTTTTCAAAGTTAGCTTAGTGCCCTTACCGCCTTTGTGTTCTTGGGCATCGTGCTGTTTCATGGCTTTTTTAATCATGGCCTTATCTTGCGCTTTGTCCATCTTCATATTTTCTTTCATAGCTCCACCTTCTTTAAATTTTTTGCCTTTGTCGGCAGTGTTAAAATCTTTGCCCACAGACTGTGGAACTCCTACCTTCTTAGCAAATGCAGGGTTATGTGCAATTGCCGCCATAAAATTATGTTGTTTTTTACTTGTTGATGGCATTTTTATTTCTCCCTAACCAGCCTTGTACTGTCTTGGTCTCGTAGATGCGGATAGCTGTCCAGACTATCGTAAAAATAGCGGCAATAGCTGGTAACATATCTGCAAGGGTTCCTAGTACTGTGGCAATCGAAGCAAAATCAATGATATGTTTTGTTGCTTCGTCCATATTATAAAATGGGTCGTTCATTAGCATTTCCACCTTTTCAAACTAGCTGCCTTACGAGTAGGCTTACCATTCTCGTCTTTCATCGGTCCTGGCATACCTGACATCCTAGCGCAAAACGATTTTTTACGGGGGCCACCTTCGGGTTGCGGAGCTTTTAAATGCGAGCCAGTAGCTGCATTATACTTAGCACGACCTTTGGCGGTAAGCCCAGCGCCCTTAGATGCAGGCAACTTTTCACCACGGCCAATCGCAAGGGAGGGACCTTTTTTCTTGGTAGCCATTATGCAGCATCCTTTTTTGACTCAATAGACTTCATCAACGGGTACAGATAGTCTTCACCAAATGCACCAGCAAACTCTTCCATGCCCATATGACCTAGCTTAATCGTCGGGTCAATCCAAACTTCAAAACCCAGCTCCCTAGCACGGTCACAAAACAAAAAGTCTTCGCCAATGTATGTACCATCTTTTAACGCAAAATCAAAGAAAGCAGTGATCTCATCTCCAACTTTTTTCTCGTCATGGTAACGCCACTCAGGATGAGCTTCATATAGTTTCTCAAATACTTCACGACGAATAATCATAAAGGCTGTAGCCACACGCTTGGCTTTAACCAGGCCCATGTAGTTCATCAAAATGTTTTCATCTTCGTCAGTATCTAACGTAGAGATATAAGTCTTACCTTTTTTACGGGCAACGGGAATGCCTGCAACAATACCTTTTTTAGGGTCACTATTCCACGCCATCAAACGGAAAATATCTTCAGCTTCAAAGTTAATATCCGAATCAATAAACATAAGGTCGGTACAATCTGAATCTAAGAAGTCTTTAGAAATCAAGTTGCGGACACGAGAAACAACAGAACACCCAGAGATATTGCAAATCTGGATGTCAACACCATGCTGCATAGCACGAGTGCAAAAAGAAGCCAGCGATATAGCCAGCTTTGCAGTTACTTTAAAGTCGTAAGTTGGAAGACCAATCATAATCTTCCGCCCTACTAAATTATACGAACCCTGCGCTTGAGTCGTTTCTGACATTTTTTACCCGTAGAAAATATTTACTGCGGTTAAGTTTGATATATAACCATACACGCCAGTATCAGCTTTTACGCCTTCGCCAGGAATTAACGGAGAATTATTGTAAGAATCTCCAGCAGCTATATCATATGTCATCAACAATTTACCAGTTGAATATACAAGCGTTGGTGAGGCGCTAATAGTTCCGCTATTAATATCAGTTACAGTAAAAGTATTTGCGTTTGTAACCGTAACTGCATAGTTTCCATTAGTAGCTGTACCGCCTGTACCTGCAGCAAAGTCAATGCCAATAACTTGTCCAGTTGTCAAACCGTGCGCTGTAGAGCTAATAGTAAC